AGCATTGTTCATGGCGAACAATCCATCTATGACTACTGCACAGAAGCAGGGGTATAGTTCTCTGTTCAACACAGTAAAACGTGAGCAACCTATGGGTACTGACGTGGCACAGGATGTGTTGTCCAAGCTATTCCAACAGGTTATAGGAGAGGACATTGCTAATCTAGGTTTTGATTATGTCAATGGTGCAGAGAGAAGTCTCAAGCCATTACGTGACTTATTAGATAAGTACAATGATAACTTCCTACCTGAAGTCAAGATAGAATGGGATGATATATCTTTTGATACCATCATGGCTAAACAATCTGTACAGATGAAGTGGACATTCAACATACCTGAGATGGCACGTAAGGTAGAAGGTGTCAATGCAGGATACCTTATTGAGATAGGAGCTAGACCTAATACAGGTAAGACTTCTTTCCATGCATCCATGTTGGTAGGACCTAATGGTATGGCTAGGCAGGGTGCTAAGTGTGTAGTGTTATGTAACGAAGAGTCGTATGACAGAGTTGCTTTCAGATACATACAAGCATCAACAGGCTTTCCTAAGGAAAAGATACAGGCTAACATACAAGAAGCTAAGAGTATCTATCAGGATATAACCAAGAACGTCAAGATTAAAGACGTGAGTGGTGAAGACATGACATGGGTAGAGACTATGTGTAAGTCGGAGAGACCTGACATAGTTGTCCTTGACATGGGAGATAAGTTTGCTAGACAAGGTAGCTATTCTAGACCTGATGAGATGTTGAAAGCCAATGCTATATATGCTAGGCAGATAGCCAAGACGTATGGCTGTGCTGTATTCTACATGTCACAGTTGTCTGCTGAAGCAGAAGGTAGGCAGGTTCTTAACCAAGCTATGATGGAAGGCTCACGTACAGGAAAAGCAGCTGAAGCTGACCTGATGTTACTGATAGGACAACCTGCTCAAGTAGAAGGGGTTGACGAGCAGGCAACTTTAAGGCATATTAATGTTGTTAAGAATAAAGTAACAGGATGGCACGGAATGATTAATTGTAACCTTGATTATAGAATCGCAAGGTTCACAGCATAGAGGAGTAAGATATGAAACTTACATTAGATGTAGAAAATACTGTCACTAAACGTGATGGCAAGATGTATCTCGACCCATTCGAGCCTGACAATAAACTTGTCATGGTAGGATGTTTGACAGATAAAGGAGAAGAATATTTATATAGAGATGACTTCAGTGGTGTACAAGCACACTTGGATGAAGCTACTATATTAATAGGACACAACATAGCATACGATTTGATGTGGCTATGGGAGTGTGGCTTCAAGTATGATGGTCCTGTGTTTGACACAATGCTAGGCGAGTATGTCTTGCAACGTGGCAACAAGCAACCACTATCACTAGAAGCATGTGCTGAAAGGTATGAGTTAGACACTAAGAAACAGGACACCTTGAAGGAGTACTTCAAGCAGGGTGTGGGTGTTGATGAGATACCACCTGAAGAGTTATCTTCTTACCTGTCAGCCGACTTACATGCAACACAGCAGTTAGCTGAACAACTAAACAAAAGACTATTGACTACTGATTCAGCATTGATGGAGTGTGTTGTATTAACCAACAGAGTTTGTGTTACTCTTGCTCACATATATAACACAGGCTTTGCAGTCGATGTAGCCAAGCTAGACGAAGTTAAGGTACAGTTCGAGACAGAAAAGATGGAGATAGAAAAGCGACTACAGGTGCAGATACGTAACCTAATGGGAGACACACCTATCAATCTTAATAGTCCAGAGCAAATGTCTTGGGTTATCTATAGTAGAAAGCCACACGACAAGACTATGTGGGCGAATGCTTTTACTCCTTATATGAGTAAACAACACTTCAACGAGGTTGTATCTGACAATTCAGATATAGTATTCAAAACAAAAGCTGTATCATGCAGAGAGTGTAATGGTACAGGTCAGATAAGAAAGGTAAGAAAGAATGGAGTACTCTACAGCAATACAAATAAGTGTTTACGTTGTTCTGCTCATGGCTATCTTCTTGACTCCACTAAGGTAGTGGCAGGGTTGAAGTTCAAAGCACCAACGTCTAAGTGGGTATCTGCTAATGGCTTTGGTGTTTCTAAGACGAATCTAGATATGTTACAGAGCATGGCTAAGCGTGTCAACATGCCTGATGCTGTCAACTTTTTGACAGATGTCAAACGTTTATCAGCTTTGGATTCATACCTAAGTTCTTTTGTTGAGGGTATCAAAGCACATGTTAAATCTGATGGTAAGCTTCATGTGAGATTATTACAGCACAGGACAGCGACAGGTAGATTTAGTGGTGCAGACCCTAATATGCAGAATATGCCTAGAGGTGGTACGTTCCCTGTTAAGAAGGTATTCGTATCACGTTGGTCAGGTGGCAAGATACTTGAAGCTGACTTTGCACAGTTAGAGTTCCGAGCTGCGGCATATTTATCACAAGATAAGGTGGCGATGAATGAAGTTTCTACAGGGTTTGATGTTCACTCGTATACGTCTAAAGTTATTACAGATGCAGGTCAACCGACTTCTAGGCAGGATGCGAAAGCACATACATTCGCACCACTCTACGGAGCAACAGGCTTCGGCAGAAGTAAAGCAGAAGCAGAGTACTATGAACACTTTACCAAAAAGTACACAGGAATCAAAGCTTGGCACTCCAGATTGGCTAAAGAAGCTCTAGAGACAGGCAAGATATCTACACCATCAGGCAGAGAGTTTTCTTTTCCTGATGTACAACGAAGAATGAACGGCACAGTAAGCTTCTTTACACAGATAAAGAATTATCCTGTACAGAGCTTTGCTACTGCCGACATAGTTCCCATTGTGTTGATACACATGGAGAACTTGTTAGCCAACTACAAGTCATGTATTGTTAATTCAGTACATGATTCTGTGGTGGTTGACATACACCCTGATGAGATAACACAGGTGTTATACCTCATCAAACTACTCAATAGTAGTCTCCAATCTATTATTGAGAATCAGTTTAATATAGAGTTCAATGTACCATTATTACTTGAAGCAAAAATAGGTGATAATTGGCTTGACACTAAAGATGTAAGCTGATATAACTATGAAACATTTGACTCACAGAAAGGAGCAATACATATGGATAATAATTTAGTAACGATTGATACGAATAACTACGAAGCTATGGCTAAAGCAATGGGGATAGCAGGTGAAGGTACTAAGTCTTCAGATACTAAGAAGACTCAACAGCTACCACGTTTCAGGATAAGCCACTCACCAATCATGGGTGAAACCAAGATGAATGGCAAGAATGTAAATGTAGAGATAGTTGAAGGTGGTACTTATAAACTTGAGATACCAGATGGCGAAACTTACTACAGTAAGACAGCTTCAATTAGACCTTTCATGCAGAGGTTTATGTATAAGAGGTTCGTTAAGAATATGAACGCAAAGATGGGTGAGCCTATGGGTGTCTATCACAAGACAGTTATGGCAGATTCATTGAACTTAGACTTGAAAGATAATCAAGGTGGGTTCAACTGTGGTAAACCAGCAGGTTACATCCAAGACTTCAAGGCATTGCCTGAGAAGACTCAAGAGTTAATCAAGCAGATTAAAAGGGTACGTGTTATCTTTGGTCTTGTAGATTTACTTGAGCCTTGCAATGACAAGGGTGAAAGTGTTGCGTTTAAGTCTACACCATTCATATGGGAAGTAGATAATAGAGATGCCTTTAAAACTGTAGGTCAACCGTTTACTAAGTTGGCACAGTTGAAGAGACTTCCTGTTCAGCACAGCATTAAGCTTGAGACTGAGGAACGTAAGTTACCTAATGGTAATGTGTTCTACTTACCTGTCAGTACCTTAGACATTTCCAATAAGGTTGACTTGTCTGATGATGACCAAGTAATCTTTGGTGATTTCATGTCATGGATTCAGAACTACAATCAATACATTGTAGGTGAGTGGGATGCCAACGTAGGTGGCAACGCAAGTCAAGACATGAAAGACATAGTAGAAGACTTTGTCGAAGTGGATGCAAGCTAATGAATCACCGTGCTGAATTGGCGATACATAAGTTACTCGAAGATGTCCTTGCTTCTAGAAAGCAGATGTCTATGGAGACTATTGAAGGTGTAGCTTCTGATATAAAGGAAGCTATGGTTCGTCAGTTCGGAACAAAGAATGACAGAGGGGATTTTAAATTACGTATGTCTAACATAGGTAAACCCTCTTGTCAGCTTTGGTTTGATAAGAACCATCCTGAGAAAGCTCTACCAAAAGGTAACAGCTTCTTGATGACTATGATGATTGGTGATATAGTCGAAGCTATCTTCAAAGGTTTATTGAAGGAAGCTAAGGTTGAGTACCAAGACAGTGAAGAGGTAGCTTTAGAACTACAAGATGGTACTAAAGTAAAAGGAACTTATGACCTTATACTAGATGATTGTGTTGACGATATAAAGTCTGCATCCGATTGGTCTTATAAGAATAAGTTTGATTCGTTTGAATCACTAGCTAAAGGAGATAGCTTTGGTTATGTAGGTCAACTCGTTGGGTATGCGAAAGCGAGTGGTAAAAACATAGGTGGTTGGTGGGTAGTGAACAAGTCTAATGGACAGTTCAAATACGTATCAGCAGGAAATGCAGATACAACTAGTGTCTTAGATGGCATCGAGAAGACCGTTAAACAAGCCAATGCTAAAGAGTTAGTGAGGTGCTTTGAGCCTGAAGAAGAAACCTTTCGAGGTAAAGCTACAGGTAATCTTGTTCTTAATAAGAACTGCACCTTCTGTGATTTCAGACACACTTGTTGGGATACTCTTAAAGAATTACCTGCACAGAAGTCACAAGCAAAAGAACCTAAGATGGTTCAGTATATTAAGGTAGCATAATGTATCCTTCTCACAAGGCAACACGTGCTGCGTATAAGTATGGGTATAGGAGTGGACTAGAGCATAAGGTCTCACTCTATCTAGAAGAACGTAATCATAAATATGACTATGAATCTATTAAGATAGAGTGGGAAGACCTAGCCTACAGAACCTATACCCCTGACTTTATACTGAACAACGGCATTATCATTGAGACAAAGGGAAGGTTTCTTGCAGGAGATAGACGTAAACATCTAGCTGTTAAGAAACAACATCCAAGATTAGATATCAGATTTGTCTT